CTTGCCTTGACTTACAAACCATTATGATTCGTTATGGCATTGAAACAAAGTTTTCTTTTCTCTTCAATGAATCACTCATCACAAGAGCAAGAAACTATTTGGTAGATGAGTTTCTACGCACAGATTTCACACACATGATGTTCATCGATTCGGACATTCACTTTGATCCGAATGATATCGTAGCACTGATGGCACTTGATAAAGACGTTATCGGTGGTCCTTATCCCAAGAAGTCAATCAACTGGGGCAACATTGCTGAAACTGCTAGGCGCCATCCAGACCTTAATCCAAAAGAACTTGAGAATCTTGTTGGCGAATACGTATTCAACGTAGTAAAAGGCACACAACAATTTCAAGTATCCGAGCCATTAGAAGTAATGGAAATTGGTACAGGTCATATGATGATCAAGCGTCAGGTGTTTGATAAGATGAAAGAAGAATATCCTTTCATTCGTTACAAGCCCGATCATATTGGTCAGGCACATTTCGATGGCTCACGTTATATTCACGCATACTTTGATACCGTGATCGACACAACTGATTCTTGTGTTGGTGGCGGCTCTGAACGTTATCTATCAGAAGATTATATGTTCTGTCAGATGTGGCGTAAGATGGGTGGAAAAATCTGGTTGTGTCCTTGGATGAAGACTCAGCATATCGGTACATACGCATTTACTGGCAACATGCCCGCTGTTGCACAGTACACCGGTAGACTTTGATCGATTACAAATACAGTGAAGACCGTATTCTTGAAGAGTTAAAAAAATACATCGACAAGACATACGGTCAACACTACTCACTAAACAAATTTCAAACTTCAGAATTCATCATAGACTGTGGGCACGGTGAAGGATTCTTTATTGGAAACATCATGAAGTATGCACAGCGTTACGGCAAAAAGAACGGCTATAATCGTGATGACTTGTTAAAAGTTGTACACTATGCTATAATGGCTTTACACAACCATGATTTGACGAGGAAATAAATTATGAAACTTTCAAATGAAACTCTATCTGTTCTAAAAAACTTTGCCAGCATCAATCAAGGCATTCTTTTCAAACCAGGCAAAACAATTCGTACCATTTCTACTCATAAGAATATTCTTGCTGAGGCTGTTGTCTCTGAAGAAATTCCAAAAGAGTTTGGTGTCTATGATCTGAATAACTTCTTGTCTGTTCTTTCTCTACACAAAGAAGAGCCGGTGATTGACTTTGATGAAGCTAATGTTCTCATCTCTGGTCTGCAAGGTCGTAGCAAAATCAAGTATCGTTTTTGTGCATCAAGCATGATTGTTGTCGCACCAGATAAAAATCTAGAACTCAACAATCCAGAAATCAAATTTGATCTGAGCGCAGAAGACTTCGATTGGATTCTACGTGCAGCGAATGTGCTTTCTTCACCCCATATTGCTGTTGAATCTGATGGCAGTAAAGTATCCGTCACGGCATTTGATTTACAGAATGATGCAGCACATACCGAATCTCTTGAAGTCTCAAAGAGTAATGGTGACAAATATAAGATGTTGTTTAAGACCGAAAATTTGAAGATGCTTGCTGGCGGTTATTCAGTAACTATCTCTTCAAAAGGCATTGCACATTTCAAACATAAATCAATGAGCATTCAGTATTGGATTGCAACTGAAGCTGGTTCAAAATATGAGAAAGGTTAATCATGGGTAAGTTCGTTGTTTTTACTAATGCATCATTGAATCATGACGGTGATTCCATTGCTATCAACAAAGACATTGTTGCTTCAGTGTTTGAGTTGATTCAACCAGATACGAATGCACAATTGCAACCAAGAACTGTCATTTATGGTGTCAATAATATTGATTGGCAAGTGAAAGAACCATATCTGGAAGTGCTTGCAAAATTGAACGCTGACTGATATAATATATTACATTATGATTTTTGTGAAAGGTTATCATGGAACATCTTCTGTGGACAGAAAAGCATCGACCACGAACAGTGGAAGAGTGTATTCTACCAGAACGTTTGAAAGCAGTGTTTCAACAATACGTGAACCAGAAGGAGATGCCAAATCTTCTTCTGGCTGGTGGGGCGGGCGTGGGCAAGACGACAATCGCCAAAGCCATGTGCAACGAAATCGGTTGCGACTACATGGTAATCAATGGTTCTGATGAGAACGGCGTCGATACAATTCGTGTCAAAATCAAAAACTATGCATCATCTGTTTCACTATCTGGTGGCCGCAAGGTCATCATTCTAGATGAGGCAGATTATCTAACACCAAACGCACAAGCAATTTTGCGTAATGCGATTGAAGAGTTTGCAGCAAACTGTTCGTTCATTTTTACTTGTAACTACAAAAACAAAATCATTGACCCACTACACAGTCGTTGTGCGGTGATTGAATTTAATTTGAAGAATGGTGAAAAGGCGCAAATGGCTTCTGCCTTTTTCAAACGCATCACACACATACTCAATACAGAGAAAGTTGAATTTGACGAAAAGGTAATTGCTGAAGTAGTCAAGAAACACTTTCCAGATTTTCGTCGTGTTATTAATGAACTACAACGCTATTCCAAACTCGGCAAGATTGATGTAGGCATCCTCTCTCAGATTGGTGACATCTCTATAACACAGATTGTCAAACATCTGAAAGAAAAAGACTTTACGTCCGTCCGTAAATGGGCAGCAAGTACGGACATTGATAACACGACATTCTTTCGCAAACTCTATGATGCTTTGTATGACATTGCAAAGCCTCAGAGTATACCACAAGCAGTGCTAATTCTTGCTGACTATCAGTACAAGCAAGCATTTGTCGCTGATCATGAGATCAATCTGGTCGCTTGCTTGACTGAGATCATGGCCAACGTGGAGTTCAAATGAGTAATCCATTTGACTATGCTACAGCCATTTTGCAGACCAAAAAGCAAATGATTGTGGATGACATAACTGAAAAAGACTACACACCCTTTCTGGTCAACCGAGCCCTGTCTCAGCACAGAGATTGTCTGGCTTTTGCAAATGAGATGAATAGTAGACACTATCTTGAAAAGAAACTACAATTCGACTATTTGCTAAATACTGTCAGGTCTATGAAAAGACCGTTTGCGAAGTGGGCTAAGGCTGAAAAAAACGATGATTTGGAATGTGTCAAACTGGTCTATGGCCTGTCCGATTCCAAAGCACGTGAGGCTTTGAGACTTCTAAGCAAAGAACAAATCCAAAAACTAAAAGAAGAAACCCTGACGGGTGGGTTAAGGAAATGACATGGTTGATCTATCTAAGTTTGTTGAAGTCGTTCTGCCAAATCAAGATGACTTTTTAAAAATTCGTGAGACACTCACAAGAATCGGTGTCTCAAGTCGTAAAGAAAGAGTGCTGTATCAGTCTTGCCATATACTGCACAAACAAGGTAAATATTACATTGTACATTTTAAAGAATTATTTGCACTAGATGGTAAGTTATCAACCATTACCGAAAATGATATACAAAGACGCAACGCTATTGCCAATTTGCTTGAAGAGTGGGGCTTGTTAAAAATTGTAAACTATGATATAGTAGAGAACAATATGGCTCCAATTCATCAAATTAAGATTATTGCTTTCAAAGAAAAAGATGATTGGGAGTTAGTTGCTAAATATAACATAGGTAAAAAAGGTAGAACTGAATAACGGTGATGCATCATGAGCAAAGTGAAAAACAATGCGATTAAACTGGTTAATAAGTACACCAAAGAAGAGGTGTACACACGGAATTACGATGATGTAATAAAAGAAGGCAATAATGAGTTCATTAAAGTCTTCAATCAAAGTAATCCACAAAGAACTTATCTTGTCAACCGCACAGCATTTGTGGTTGTCAAGTAGGTCGTGATGCCTTCGGGGTCACGTAATTTTACTTGCTTAAAAGGAGAAAACTATGACTATTACTCGTATTAGTCCTTTACTACATCACACTCTTGGCTTTGATCGTTTCTTTGATGACATTGAAAAGTTGTTGTCTGCTACGCCAGCACAACATACTGGAAATACTTTTCCATACCACAATATTATCAGAGTAGACGACAATCGTTATATTATTGAACTTGCGGTTGCAGGTTTCAGTAAAGATGACATTGAAATTACCAGAGAAAAAAATACTTTGGTAATCAAAGGCAATAAAGATGATGAAGAGATGGGACAGGCAGAATATCTACACAGAGGTATTGCTGCACGTAACTTCACAAAAACAATTACCATTGCTGATACTATTGAAGTACATAGTTCAGAACTCAAAGATGGTATTCTGCGTGTTGG